TCAAGATTGGCTGTTAGACGAGACTGAAAAGTTTTGTAAAGATAAAGCCGTTTATAATGCCATTCTTCAATCGATTGGTATCATGGAAGGTAGAGATAAGAACTTTAGTAAAGATGGCATACCATCATTGTTACAGGAGGCGCTAGGTGTCTGCTTTGATTCTTCCGTGGGTCACGATTATTTCGAAGATTCTTCTGATCGTTTTGATTTTTATAATCGGGTGGAGTCTCGCCTTCCGTTTGATCTATCGCTATTCAATAAAATCACAAATGGAGGCCTACCGAACAAGACGCTTAATATTGCTCTGGCTGGTACTGGTGTGGGTAAGTCTCTTTTCATGTGTCACATGGCTGCTGCGAATCTGGCTCTAGGTAAGAACGTTCTCTATATTACGATGGAGATGGCGGAGGAGAGGATTGCCGAGCGTGTTGATGCTAACTTACTAAACGTTGAAATCGATCAGTTAAAGAACTTACCTAAACAGATGTTCGAAGGTAGAATTAGTAAGATTAACGGTAAATCTCATGGTAAGTTAATTATCAAAGAATACCCTACCGCTTCTGCACACGTTGGTCACTTTAAGGGTTTATTGAACGAATTATCGTTAAAACGTTCATTTAAGCCAGATGTTATCTTTATCGATTACTTGAACATCTGCGCATCTTCTAGATTCAAGCCCGGTGGCGGTGTCAATTCTTATACATATATCAAAGCCATTGCTGAAGAGTTGAGAGGTCTAGCTGTAGAATTTAATTTACCTATCGTCTCCGCTACACAAACTACGCGTTCGGGTTTCTCGAACACAGATGTGGAGCTGACCGATACGTCCGAATCCTTCGGTTTACCCGCCACGGCAGATTTTATGTTTGCCTTAATAAGTACAGAAGAGCTCGAAGGTCTCAATCAGATCATGGTCAAGCAGTTAAAAAACCGGTATAATGATCCAACATTATATAAGCGGTTTATGATTGGTATTGATCGTGCGAAGATGCGACTTTATGACTTAGAGGATATTGCTCAAAGTAACTTAGCTGATTCTGGTCAAGATGAGAACGAGAACAGTAACTTTGGTATGTCTAAAATGTTTAAAACTAAGGATTTCTCAAGCATTAAGGTATAAATAAACTAAAAGGAGGTCCTATGTATCTTGCACCAGCCATAGATCAAGTTTTAGAAGATAAGAAATCTAAGCTTTTAGGACGTCCTACTTATTACCAGATTGCCGGAACTTTAACGCGCGGCTATAAAAGAGCCAGCATACCGTTTAAGTTCAGATTCGAAACATTCGATGATTACGGTCCTGATGATCTATCTGTCTCCGGTCTTTACGACATGGAAGAAGATGTTAAATACATCATACTTAATTTTCCTAAAGAACAAAAGCATTACTCTATTACCAATGAAAATTGGAGAGAGTTTAAATTTGCTGTGTCCCAGGTTTGCCAGCATGAAACGATACATGAGTTACAATGGCAAAATAGGGAGACAGATGGTGAACCATGTGCAATCGATTTCCGTAACTTAACGGGTTCAATATCAGAAGAAAAAGAGTACCTAGCCGACATCGATGAAATTGATGCCTACGGTCACGATATTGCAATGGAAATTAAGTTCTGCTATCCTAAAAAAGATCCTTACGAAATTTTAAGAACCATTGATAAAAGAAAGAAACTCTGGTCTTATAACTATTATAAAAAGATATACAAAGGAGATGATTGGTCAAGAATAAAGAAGAGGCTTCTAAAGAAAACCTTTCAATGGATGCCTTATGTTACTGTATAATCGGAAAGGTTTAAATGAACGATGCACTGCTCAGTGTGGGAGATGTAATTCAGATCGCCCTCATGCTTGCGGCCTGTTATGCCTGTTATTGGAAGGGAAGATACGAGGGTATTGAGGAAACCGTAACAGAATTAATAGATAGGGGTCTACTTGACGTAGAGGAACTAGAGAAAGAAGAGCCGTAAGGCTCTTTTTTTATGGACGTAACGTAATCATCCAAAAGTTGCCAGTAACACCGAAATAGGTTATAATAACATATGTTTAAAAGGAATACATTATGACTCAAACTAATTCACGAGCACGGGTTAAGCAAGACATGGTGGGTGGTGAGGGTATGATATTTTTGTTTAGTCAATATCATTCGGCGACTTTGGAAAGCTTTCGAGTAATCTGTAAGGAACTGATAGAGCAGTCCTCTGGTAAACGTACAACCAAAGATAAGTTCATCTACGAGCTAGAGCGAGCAACGTCTAAGGATGTTATGGTTACCAAGGTAACCAACTATCTGATGGCAGGTCAAGGCCTGGGCGTTTGATAGTATTTTTTATATTATGAAAGGCATTGATATGTTTACAGTAGCAGGTGTTTCCCGTAACAACGGGGTGATTAAGGTTCGTTTCTGTTCTGATAAGGTTCTTCGAATTAAGAACTTGCAAAAGCAGGGCGATACTGATATCGATTTGATTGAGCTTCCTAAGCCCATGACCAAACCAGAAGCGTGCCAGTTTCTGTTGGATCAAGACCAGTTTGTTGCTTATGCATCAGACATTATCGAGATTCTGGGAAAGAAAGAGTTGACGAAAACTGTGAAACAGCCTATAATCAAGGCTGCGAAAGAGGAAGTAGTTGATCTAGAGCTTGAATCAATCAAAGAACTAGCTGAAGCTTAATTCTCTGTTACGAGGGAAAGACCGCCGCTCTCGTAACTTTTTTTATGGTGGGGCATTTCTATATTAAGGAAATATTATGTCATTGCAAACTTCTGTACTTAAGACTCTTCAGTCTGGTAAACAATTTACCGCCGGTCAAATGGCTGGTTTGTTCCGCTCAACTGAAGGCTCAGTTGCAGCACGAATCACTGAGCTCCGCGCTCAGGGTTACTCCATCTATAGCAATACTGCTAAGAATGGAAAAACGGCCTATCGCCTGGGTCGTCCATCGCGCGCGATGGTAGCGGCAGCCTACGCTGCAATGGGTAGCACAGTTTTTAACTGATGTGATTTGAACGGTCTCTCCTAAGGGACGCCGGATATCGTAACCGGCATTAATTTATTATGGAGTCGTTATGCCTTTATTTGTTGTAGATGCTATTCAGATGTTTCGCACCAGATACGTTATTGAATGTAAAGAAGCCGAGCATGCCGGTGATACCGTTGCTATGAACGAGGCCGAGCAATTTAGCCAGATGGATCTAGGTGAACGTATTCTAACTACTAAAGAAATTACCTATGAAGAGTTTCGTAGGATGAATAAAGCTATGGAAGAAGGTCATGGTGATGGGACTCCTCATCAGGCTGAATCCGGGTCACCTTGGATGGGTGAAAAGTTAATTCACGTTGTCAGTTATGATAAGGAGACTAAAGAATGAATGTTCTAGCACAAGTACAGCGTCAACGAGTTCGTTTTAGCCCGGATGATAAGAATCATATTGATCAATATCGTAACTTTGTAGTTAATCGAAAATGGGATAGCCCAGGTTGCCCATTCGAATTGCAATGGCCATATCTTAGTATTCCTGATATGATTAAAGATAAGATCATTAATCACTACTTAAAAATCTAGTTTTTAGCCCCCATCAGGGGGTTTTTTAATGTATAAATATATGAATAACTTTAACCTTAGGTAGGGGTATGGCATATAATTATCAATCACTAGCTAACACTGCTAAGAAAGTAACTACGTATCTTGCATCTAAAAGCAAAAACGCTAAAATAAAAACATCAAGATATAACAGTACAATTAAAGTTGTTGAAATTGATGATATTATTATAGATATAAAACCTTTTTTAGACTCACTAACTTTTCCGGGTACAGTATCGGATTTACAGCCTGCAGATGAAAGAGCTATATCGGGTACTTATAAAGCTAAATTAGTTACCGTAAGTAAGCATGTTCCAAGCGCAGGGTTAAAAATTGGAGATCAGTTTTTTATTTTAAATGTACATACTGAAAAAGGTAGCGTTAAATCGAAGGCTTTGGCACCAAGTGCATTAGGGCTTGATCAAAGAGAATATACAAGTCTTGATACATTTGACAAAGCAGTACTTGAGGGAATTTCAAAATTAAAAGTACCTTCAGATGTGCAGATGGCAATTACGGAATTATATAATGATGTTAAAAAAACAAATAGAGAGACTGGTACTGTAGCTCAATCAACAAATACCAGAAATATTTTTAGTAGTATTAAATCTCAAGATAAGCAAGCCATAGGTAAAGATTTCGGAGAGGTACTTTCACTTAGATGGTATCTGACTCAACCTTACAGTAAAGGCTGGACAAGGTTTGGTTTTGAATCTGGTAGTAATGCGGCTTTAGTTGATTACTACGTAGTTAAGAAAATTAAGTAATGGCTAACGAAATTAAAATTGAGATATCTGCTAAATTTGAAGAGGGTGGTGCCCCTTCTATTAAGACCATTGTAAAAGAAATAGATAACGTCTATAAAACTCCAAGCCAGGAAGAAAAAAAAGTTATAGATATTTTAAAAATTTTAGGTACCCAAGTTTCTGGAGAGACTACTTCAGATAAAATTTTAAAAATTGCTATGCGGTTAGACTTCGAAGGTTATAATTACTTAAAAAAAGTTATTGGTAAGTCTGATATAAATGTAAAAGATATAGATAATTTTGTTCGTAATATTGCTAAGACTTATGATACAGCCCCTGTAAGAATAAAAGAATTTAGAAAAATATTTGATCCTTATTTTAAAATACTAACTAAGGGTGTAAAAGATGAATCCCTTGGGGTCATATTTACAACGGATAGTTTTCCAAAATATTCTTCTTCAGTTATTGCGCCACTAGGTTATTGGTTAATCGGTTATATGAACTCACTACCTTCATTTATTCAAGTACTTAACAACGTAAGTCGGTCTCTAAAAACAGAACAGATATATTTAAATCTTACCCCATCTAGTTTAGTTTTTAATAAGAAGATCTTTGAACAAGCTGAATTTAAATTCGAATATGGTGGTAATGCAAAAAATGCTGATAATACTGGTATAAAATTCTCAATGAAATAAACTAATGATAAAATTTCAATTGTATTTAACAGAGGCGGCAGCTTCTGAAGAAAAACTAACTCACTTAGAGCATGCAGAAGACCATGTCATACATGGTGGTATGGAAGGTTTTGCTCATGCCTATCATAACTTAGAAGACGTTAAAGAACAAATTAACGGTAAGAAGAACAAAACAAAGATTGCTACTAAGTACGATGGTGCACCTTCTATAGTATTCGGTCATCATCCAGAGACGGGTGCTTTCTTTGTCTCTACAAAATCGGCGTTTAATAAAGACCCTAAGTTAAATTATACACCTGAAGACATTGAAAAGAACCACGGGCATGCCCCTGGTCTGGTACAGAAGTTAAAACATGCATTAGAACATTTACCTAAAGTAACGCCTAAGACCGGTATCTACCAGGGTGATGTAATGCACTCGGGTATCCAGTCTAAAACTAACCCTCATGGTGATGTTGTAGATGAAGGTAGCAAGTATCATTTCAAACCTAATACCTTAACATACTCTACACCTCATAGTTCGGCAGAAGGTAAGAAGCTTGCCGGTTCTAAGTTCGGTGTAGCCGTACATACTGCATACGAAGGTAACACGTTAGAAGGAATGAAAGCACAATATGGTGCCGATCTTGATCACTTTCCAAGGCATCCAGATGTTCATGTTGTAAGTACCGTTGACGATGTTCATAAGGCCGATCTTAATACGAATCAGTCACATACGTATGAACATCATATGGCTGAAGCTAAGAAGGTCTTCCTAGCTACTGATAAAAAACATTACGATACAGCTTTAAAAGGTAAAACAATCGGTACCAAGGCTGACGGAACACCTAAGTACGAACACGAACACCATGTTGATCACTTAAAGACTTACATTAATAAGACTGTACGGGATGGCACCAAACCATCGGTTGAAGGTTATACTGAGCACCTTAAAGAAAAACATCTTAAAGAGATAGCTAAAGTTAAGACAGCAAAAGCGGTTGATGCAAAGGTAGAGAGGATGAATACAGATATGGCCCATGTAGATAAGCATTCTGATAAGTTTCAGAAGATCTTAGATATGCATCATCACCTACAGGCTGCTAAAGATCAATTGGTTCATTCGTTGTCTGCTAAACCTAAGTTTGAACATTCGATACCTGAACCCGGTTCAACTAAGATCACCGGAGGTAAGCCGGCTAAACCTGAAGGCTTTGTCGTTATCCGAAATAACAGACCGACTAAGTTCGTGGATAGAGCAGAGTTTAGTAGAGCAAATTTTGCCGCAAGACCAAGATAAAAATGAAAACATTTAAAGAAATTAGAGAGAATTTTCAAGACGGTCGTAACCCTCAGGATAAGGGCGATATGGCAAGACACGGTCTTAAGGGTAAATCTATTACTCAATTGAAAAAAGTTAGATCTTCTGACTCTGCATCACCTAGAGAAAAGCAATTGGCACATTGGCGAATCAATATGACACTAGGTAAAAAGAAAGATAAATAAACGGTTAACTAATTAAATACACATGGACTTTATAGACTACTTAACAGAAGCACCGGAAAAACACGGCGTACTTGCGTATGGCCGTATGAATCCACCCACAACGGGGCATGAGCAGGTTATTAATAAAGTTCATGAAGTTGCCAAAGAACACAATGCCGTTCTCAAGGTAGTTCTATCTCATTCTCAAGATAAATCTAAGAACCCGTTACCGGCTGATGTTAAGGTAAAGCATGCACAGCATGCATTTCCAGGTACTAATATTGAAGCAGCTTCTAAAGAGCATCCTACCATATTGCATCATGCAGCTGCAATGGCAAGCCAAGGTGTTAAGCATTTACACGTTGTTGCAGGCTCCGATAGAGTAGAAGAGTACCATAAGTTACTTCATAAGTATAATGGCGTAAAGAGCGCGCACGGTAACTATAAATTTAAATCTATTAAAGTACATTCGTCTGGCGAAAGAGATCCTGATGCAGAAGGTACTTCAGGTGTATCAGGTACTAAGATGCGAGAGCATGCCGCGGCAGGCAGAAAGAAGAAATTCCATGCCGCGTTACCTTCTAAGATGAAGCCAGAACATAAAGAAGCATTGTACCACGATGTAAGACATCACATGGGTATTCAAGAGGCAGTAGCACCTGGTTCACAAGGTGAAGTAAAGATTTCAAAATACGAATGGGGTACCCCAGAAAGCACTAAAGAGATGAAGCGTATTACCCCTGGGGAAAGTAAAGTTAAGACAGAAGCTAAAGAAGCCGATTACGGTGAGAAGTTTCAGTCTATGATGAAGAGAGTTAAAGTAAGCGCTCAGTCAGGTCCTAAAAAGACAGTTTTTATCCCAGCAAAATATGGTACAGGTGGCTCTTACAAGGTTGTACCAGATAACAAAGTTAAAGAGTCCGTAGAGGTAGAACCTATGCAATTAGAAGCAACCAGATTACCATTTCTATTAATGACTGCCAATCAAAAGCGTGCATTATTTGAAGCTGTAGATCAAGATCAATTAGAGTTCGATGGCATTCAAACTAAAAACTTGGATATATGTCCCAGTGCTTATAAAGAATTTAAGAAGCTAATTGAAACTGCTAGAGCTGGCGAACGCATTGGTGAGCCTACCGGTCATCAAACATCTTCAAAAGCTGTTCAAGATGTTGCAGCAGGTATTGCCTCCAAGCCTTCTACCCTCCGTAATATGCAGTTCAGACAATACACAGGGTTATAATGTTAATAGATGAATTAAAAAAAGTGCATGCGGATGCATTTACTTTTTACCTAAAGGCACACTTCTATCATTGGAATGTTGAAGGTCTAAACTTTCCTCAGTACCATGACTTTCTTCTGAATCTCTATCAAGAGGTTTTTGCCTCGATTGATACTCTTGCAGAATTAATTAGAACTTTAGATTCTTATGCACCTGGTACACTTACAAGATTAAAAGAGTTAACATCTATTGAAGAGACAGATGATGTACCAGATGCAAAAACTATGATGACCAGATTACTTCAAGAAAATAATATTTTAAGAGCATCATTACTAACTGCTTATACAACTGCAGACACAACAGGTGAAGTAGGCATTGCTAATTTTTTACAAGATAGAATTCAGGCTCACGAAAAACATTCATGGATGTTAAGGTCAATACTAAAATGATAAACGATTTAAATATACAGCACGAACTATTAAAAACAGCATTAGAATCTACTGATGCCTATTTAGGTATCGAAAAGCAGGCGGTAGCCGCCAACAAAGCTACCCCAATGATGATACATGACTTTACGTATCACATGTCGCGTACTCATGATGCATTACAGTCACTAGGTGTTCTAAATATTCACCAAGAGTATATGACCAGTCATGTAGAAACAATGAGTAAACTTTTTAGTGATGATGATGCTAATTTAGCAGACTTACCTTATGCACATCTACCTGCTGCAGACTTTAGCGGTATGGATGAGTCTAAAGAGTTTTATGCTGATGCTAAGAAAAGAGCAAAAGCCGATACCCCGCAAGAAAAGCTATCTTCTGCCTGGAAGACAAAAGCAAAAGCTCGAGCAGCTGCAGCTGGTAGAGAATATCCAAATTTAGTAGATAATGTCTGGGCTGCACGCAAACAAGAATCTGTAGTTGCTTCTTTTGCAAATTTTATTGCAGAAAAGAGAGAACAATTTAGCGAAGATGATATCAACGAAATGGTTGATAGTCTTAAGTGGGAAGATATTGTTGACCTTTATCCTGAAGAAGACTTAATTGAAGAAGAAACTGAACAATTAGATGAAAAGATTTCTGCACAATCTAGACTTAAAAGACGTCAGGGTTTTGCAAGAGGTAAGACTAAGAGAAATACCGCAAAAGGTATTAAGTTAAGAAGAGCATCAACACCTGAAACATTACAGAAGAGAGCTCAATTGGCCGCTCGTCGCGCCATCTATCAGCGCTTCCTTAGAGGAAGAGACAAGTCTGCTCTTTCTGCATCTGAAAAAGATCGTATAGAGCAACAGGTTAAGGGTATGAAGAACATTCAATCTAGTATTGCTACAAGAATGGTTCCTAAGATGCGTTCTATTGAACAAAAGAGGCTTGCGCATTATAGAGGCGGCGCAAAAAGATGAAAACCTTTTTCATGTTAAGAGAAGAGCATGCATGCCCTATCTCTACACGCGACGTACATATTAACGTTAAAAATCGCCAGCACGCTATTGACGAATATCATTATGGCCCGGCTAACCCAAATGAACCAGGTGACCACTGGGATAAGTTAGCTGAAATATGGGATATTAGTACTGATACTGCTAAGACTATGAAATGTGGAAATTGCGCAGCTTTTGATGTATCTGATAGAATGCGCAAGTGTATTGAAGACGGTATAGTTGCTGACGATGTTGGTAATAATGCAATGCAAACAATTAAGCAAGCGGATTTAGGTTATTGTAACCTCCTTCACTTTAAATGTGCAGGTACAAGATCATGTTCCATTTGGTTAACGGACGGACCTATCGTTAAGTCATGAATCAGCTTTACCTGACTCAAAATAAAATTGAGTCAACTGGGTGGTATAGTAAGCCTTGTAATAAAAGTTTATTATCAGATAACCCTACTTACTTAATGGGACCTAATGGGTTTGAATTGACAGAGTTAGAGATAGAGTTAGTTAAATCTAACGGAGGTAAGTTTTATTCTGATGATGTAAAAGTACAGAAAAGTGATTGGATTACACAACCAGATATAAAGGAAGGTGTAGTTTTAAATCATAGTTTTATTTTATATCGTCGTTCATATTATGGTGATGCTGGGATTCAGTTACAAGAAATGTCACTGAAAGATCCTAGAATAAATAGAATAGTAAAACAAAAACCCAGATGGGGTTTAGATATTAGTCTAGAGTTTATTGATAAAGATAATGTATTTGAGATAGTACATTGGGAATATGATACAGGCAGTTATGAGGAGATTGAAGAGTTAAGAGAGAGGTATGAGCCTTTATTTTTAAATACTGACTGGCAGGATGGTGCTAAGGAGATATTTAAAAGAAAAGACGACTGGATTAATCTAGGATTCTTTCCGCAGAGTAAGTATAAATGTGAGTATTTTGGTTTAATACCGGAGAACTTTGGACAAGTAAGATGGCTCTAAGAACGTAATGGTACTAGAAAATTTAAGAAATTGGTTCAGTAAAACTCACCCCGAAGGTAATTGGGTGAGAATGGATACCAAGGGAAATATAAAAGGCGATTGTGCAAGAGAGCCCGGGGAGGGGAAGCCCAAGTGTCTTCCTCTTGCTAAGGCACGTTCAATGTCAAAAGACGATAGAGCGGCTGCAGTAAGAAGAAAGAGAAGAGAAGACCCGGTTGCAGACCGGTCTGGCAAAGGAGGAGCACCAGTAATGGTAAAATCAGAATCATTAAATACCTTTTCTAATTTAAGAGAAGGTCTGTTGGTAGAGAAGAATGAACCTACCAACCCCGAACTCTGGTCGAGAGCTAAGTCTCTGGCCAGACAAAAATTCGATGTCTACCCTTCAGCCTACGCCAATGGGTTTGCAGCAAAGTGGTACAAAAAACGTGGTGGTAGTTGGAGAATAAAAGAAGAACTATTACCAGAAGAACTATTTGATCTTATTGAAGATGTAATAGAAGATATTGCAAAAGATAATAACGTTGACTCTGAATTGATCTGGGAAGATCTTGAATCAATTCCAGATGAAGAGTTAGTTGAAGTTGCAGCTTGGCAGCGCAAAGAAGGTAAGAATCCTGAAGGTGGTCTGAATGCTAAAGGTATTGCCGCCTATCGTAGAGAGAACCCAGGCTCTAAATTACAAATGGCTGTAACGACCAAACCATCTAAGTTAAAACCAGGTAGTAAAGCGGCTAATAGAAGAAAGTCTTTTTGTGCTCGCATGGGTGGTATGAAGAAAAGATTGACATCTGCAAAGACTGCAAGAGACCCAGATTCTAGGATTAATAAAGCTCTTAGAAAATGGAACTGCTAATTAACTTATAAGTATTCGAAACTAAAGGAAACAAAATGGACATGAAATCTATTTCACAAAAATTACAAGATGACATTCGCGCAGTGATGGAGGCCAACCTCCATCCAAATCAACAAAAGATTGATGTGCATGAGCCAGAGAAGGATGAGATTACCGCTCACGACTTTAAAAAACTTCGTGCAATGAAGAAGACTAAAGACGGTAAAGTTCACAATTGTGCTACGCACGTTGAGCATGCTGTTCTGGGTAAGGGTACAACAGTATCTGAGCAGCACGCTACACCAGATGCGAACGGTGATATTGAATGGTATACAGTTGAATTTGAAACCGGTACTCACCAGATTGCAACTAAAGAGTTGACGATCACTATGTCAGAGGCTCATATGCATGAGTCAGAACAAGTGGATGAAGAAGAAAAGAAGAAGCCTGTTAGTCCTTTTGACTATAAAAATTATAAGAGTCAAATACCTACAAAACCAGGTGAGACAGCTGGCTTTGATTCTAAGAAAATCTCTACAGGTACAGTCTATACTAGAAAGCCAGTTAAAGAGGCAATGTCTCATCAAGCTAAGACAACTATGAAGCACATTCCTAATGCTTCTCCTGCACTTAAAAAAGCAGCTAAAGATATTAAACCAGGTATTGCAGGCATTCGCGATCGCTTTGACATGCTCGATGCTGGTGGTGTTAAAAGAGAAGAAGTTGAAATTGATGAAGCATATCAAACAGCCAAGAGTGAATTCGTAGCTCGTCAGGGAAGACTGACAGCTGCAGCTGCTGAAACTGAAAAAGATCCAGTGCGCCTGAAAAGAATGTCTAGCATACCAGGCTATAGTGCTGCAATGGATTTAGCTAAAAAGACAACTCAGGGCGCAAAGCACACTAAAGAAGAAGTTGAGCAAGAAGAATACACATTTGCCGATTACCTTGAAGCTGCTCGCGCTCAATACGTTGATGAAGACGCAGTTTTAGTTGCTAATGAAGCATTTAAAAACAAAGATATTACATTGTTTAGCGACCAATCACAAAGTCCTGAAGCCTAAATATATTACGGGCGCCACCTATACGGTGGCATGGAATAAAAGAAAAACAAGGAGACATAAATGTCCGCATGGGGTCTATCAGACAATACAACTATTGCAGGTACTGTTACACATTACATTGCAAATACCAACCTAGTTGGTGCATCAACGTACTTTTTACAAAATCTTAACGCTGGAGATTATCTAACTATTTCTGGCGTTTCAGGTAAATATCAGGTAGCTGATATTACCTCTAACACTGCTCTTTCATTGACTACAATACCGCGAACAGCTGGTACTTCTAAAGTAGTTTTTGTTCAGCAAGGTCCAAAATATGAACATTCTAGCAATATAGCTCCTGTCGATAGACAGAGTAACATTGTTTCTATTGAAAATATCTACGGTGTAGATGCTGCAGAGATTACAACTGTTTCAATTGGTTCTATTTCAGTTAATGCTACTGGTGCA